GTAAGATGGTGGTGTGTATGTAAAGTTGAAGGATGATTTTTTCTTTTTTCTTTTGGTTAATTGCTGTTCTAAAATATTTGAGTATACTATTGCAAATCCGATACTAGAGAATCTATCTTTTCTCATATTTGGATTATCAACTTTTAAATATATACCATTAGCTTGCATAGAAACTTCCAATGCAGTTAATTCTTTTACCAATAAATCAGTTTCAATATTAGGAGCAATTAGTTCTAATATTTGATGTTCTGTAAGTTTTAACCCTTTGTCATCTATTAAATCTCTTGCTTCATTACTATCAACTAACAATTCTAATCTTCCTGTTTCTATTGCACTTTTCAATAAAGTTATTAATGTGTGGTTGAACTTGGCATCTTGTTTTACGCACCAAATAATAGGTAAAGCATTTTCAATATCAACTTCAAACGCTCTATTAGTCATATCTTCCCTATTAAAAACAGTCCACGCAGGATATTCACAATCACGCTTGGAATCATACTGCACCTTGCTTAAACTGTCCAGTACGGAAATTCCTGCACCCATTCCGTCTAAAATTTGTATATCTATATCAAAATCATTATAAAGTTGCTTTAATCTTATAGCTTGAGTTTCTGAATGTGTATCATTCCAATGTTCTATATAAGATAAGTATTTTTTATATCTGTCACCTTGTGGAATTAGTCTTATTACTGAAAATACAGAATTATCATTACTCATTACGGCTATATCGGCAGATAACAATCTTATTTCTCCTTGTTGCTTAGGAATAAAATTTTTCTTTTTCCAATCTCTTAATGTTTTAGTATCTAAATACATTTCATGTGGAATTGGAATTAAAGGATTTTTAATTTTTCGTATATTAATTAATTGTTGATAACTGCAAAAGCTTTTTTCTGATTCAGACCAGAATAAACCTTCATTTTCTATCGACCACCACATTTGGCTGTAGTCACTTTTTTCTTTCTCTGCAAGTATATCATTTTCATAATCCATAAAACCATCTACAACTGGGAAACCCCAATGTAAAGATATAACTGCTTGTGGTTTACCATTTATCATACTATTGTATGCATCCATGCACATATCGTATAAATGATGATTTTGCATCCAACCAGAAGAAATATACAAATCTTTTTTTGTTTCTTCGCTTTTATATCTCGCATATTTGGGATTATCTTTGTATCTTGGTCGTCTATCTCCGTTTTGTTTAAATTTAGATAAAATATTTTTCATTGTATTTAAATCAAGAGTTCTGGCTTCTTCATATATAACTATACAACTACGATTTCCCCTCGAGCTATCTCCACCAGTAACCACAACAACTTCACTACCATTCCAAAATTTAACGTATGTATCATTTTGAGCAACACTAGAATTTTTGATATCTATTTCCTGTCTAACTTTTGGATATCTATTATAAATTTCACCTAATATCTTCTGTGTAACAATCAATCTAGCTTGAGAACGAGTTCCTGATGCAATTACAATTCTTGAACGTGGAAAGATAGTACACCAAACTACACAGAACCAACCTATAATATAGCTCTTACCGATACCCCTTGTCATGATTCCAAAAAATACTGTAGATTTAAACATCAAGTAAAACATTAAGTCCTGCCACCACGTAAAAGTTGTACATTGAAAATGTGTACTAACGCACCTGTGAGGATTTTGGCGGTTCAGCTAATAAAAATCTGTCCAATTACGAACACCATTTCTTCGTCTTTCTTCTTTTGTTTTACTTCTATCTAATAGTATTTTTTTGGTTTTAACAGATTTTGCCATAGCTACCACCCCCCTTTTACAATTTTAATTTATTTATACACCCATACAAATCCTTTTGCCGATTTTATTATTCCTCTACAACATCCTGCAATTTGAGAAGAGTTTATCCCGTTAATTCTACCTGCCTCGGCAACGCTATTATATTCATTTATAAATTCACCGTTTTTATTATATTGTAATACAATTTTGCTGTTAGATGTATATTTTTGTCTGTTTTTCAATATGTTTTCTATTCCTAATTCGTCAAACTCTTCTTCATAACAAAAAATAAATCCACCAGCAGTTTTACTTTTTGTTATATTTCTATCACAGCAACTTTCTATGGATTTTTTATTTATGTTAGTCTTTTCAACCGCTTCTTTTATAGTATTAAAAATATTCAGAATTTGACCTTCTAACGATATTTGATATACTTTTTTAAAACATTTTTTTATACTGTAATTTTTATAGAAGTCTATATTAAATCCGTATTTGTCATAATCATCTTTATACATCCAAACAAAACCGCCAGCACTTTTACCATTTTTATTGATATTAGCATTATTTCTTATAGTTTCTTTGTTTATGCCAGTTTCTTTTTCTGCTTCAGTTGTGCTTTTGTACTCTTTAATAATTTCACCTAAATTATTAAATTGCAATACAGATTTAGCTTTACCTTCATTATAATAACCACCAATTGTTAAATTGTAACCAAAATTATTATCAAATGTTTTTAATTTATCTATATAATATATCTCTAATTCATTTAAATCTTCAGTTGTAAAATTTTCGTTAAACTCAATTACTTCGAATATAAAATTTCCTTCTCCATATTTATTCCATGATTGTTGTAAGTATGTATTATAATGAGCATTACGCCTTAATTCACTCTTGTGATCATTCCATCTACGTTTAATATCAACACTTTGACCTATATATATTTTATTATTAATAGTGTTGATGATTTTATATATCCCAACCATACAACACCACCTACTCTTCTTCTATTTCTTGTTTGTTTTCTTCATCATTACTATCATCAAAATATTCAGGATGAGTTTCTACATAATTTTGCATTTCTTCATAATCTTCATCCACTGGTGATTTATCAACTTTAATAAATCTTTCCATGTGTTTAATAAATTTTTGGAACATAAAGTTTATACCATCTATATCATGATATTTTTTATTCGGAATAATCGGTTCATCTTCCGCATAGTCAATTTCTACACCAAAAGATTGATTGTTTTGTTTTTCTTTCATGTATTGTAGTGATAACCCATTATCATTTAATAATTTCTGTCTTAATTTAGATAACTTTTCTCCATTTAAAATATCATTAGCATTATAAGCTTTTTTACTTAACCACTTAGTCTGTATTATTTCTGAATATAAATCCCTTATTGCTAAATCTTCTCTGCTACCACCGTACTGAATTACCATTTCATCTAACTCGTGATTCATAGCCAATAATTCTTCTTTAGTCCAAGTCGTTCCAAACAAAGAATATAATTCGCCTAGCTTTTCATTATTTGCAAATATATATGAATCGACATCTGTAATTTCTTCATGTGTCGGACTATCAGAATACACTAATTCAGAATATGCTTTTCCATTGTCGTATTTCTTTTTGGGATTACCAATTAATAAAAGATAATGTCCAAATTGATTAGATTTGCCTTCAGTTTCTTTATACAATTCAGGTATAAATGGCATATTTAATAATCTTAATACTTCATGGAATTTTTCTATATTTTCATTAGCTTCTCTTGTGGCACAATTTTTACATAATGAATATTTTTCGTCTAATAATTTATTTCTATGTTTGTAGAAATATGTAGGCTTACCTTCAAACCCACATAAAACACACGTTATTAAATCATCATCTTTTACTACTTTAGTAGTAGCTTTTTTTGCAGTAGCCAAGCTACCACCTCTCTTTTTTTTTTAATTTATTTCATCATAAGATTTCTTAGCATATTCATAATCTTCTAAAAAATTACCCTCAATTAAAAAAGCGAATACAGTTCTTTTATCACATGGTAAATTTGTAATTTCACATATGAAATCTCTGTGTCGCTTTATGTTGATAATTTTATAACCTTTAGAGACTAAGAAAGATGCAATTTTATAGTTCCTTACAACACGAACATTATCATCTTTTTCCATAATCTTCTACCATCTTTTTAATTTACTTTAATTCAATTAATTTAGTTTTATCATAAACTAACGATCCATCATTTGCTTGACATAAATATATAAAACCCTTTTGTTGTGGATATTGCAATTTACCATTAGCATAATCTAATTTATCTATATCACAACAACAACCTTGTTCAAACATATATATGTTGCCTTGAATATAACTACCTAACTTATGTACATGGGACATTACGATTGTGTCGAAATCTCGGTCTACTCTAAGAAAATAATTAATAGCTTTTTCACTGGTTTTTAACATTCCACTAGAATAGGTACTCGGATGTATAAAATACGTTTTTCCTATTTTGCATTTCCAATCGCCACTATATTCAATTTCAATATCATCGAAAACATTTTTTAAAGGCTCATACCAGACTTTACTTTTATCTCTTTTGTTGTAATGATTAAACCCAGACTCAATGATTAAATCCATAGCAGAATCAGGCATTAGCTCTAAAATATCACTATCTAAATTCTTAGCAAAATAAGTACCAAATCTTTTTTCATGATTCCCATCGGTGACAACAACCTTTTTTGGTTTGATGTATTCAATCAAATCTATCATGTATTGTCTACCTTGTATCAACTCTTCCATTACACTAACTCTATAAGATTTAGGAAATTTGCTAATTTGTTGCTGATCGATTATATCTCCGTTTAAAACAAGGATATCTGTTTTACCCACATAGTCTTGAAACATTGTAATGGGTTCATTGAATGGTACATGAGCATCGCTAATTCCGAGTATTCTCGTAGCAACAGGATTTGGTTCTAATTCCATAACCTCAAATATTCTTTTCATTCCATACATTCTTTTACGAACTTCTGATTCATTGAAGCAATTACCTTCACCAAAAAGCAATTCACTTAAATCTTCATATGGAATTTCAAGTGTTTTGTCTATTAGCTTTCCATAAACCAACCTCTTAATTAACTCAAAGTCACTCTCATTTTCCAACCTTTTTATATCTTCTATCATCTTTTACCTTCTTTTAATTATTTTTAGGCGTGGCAAAGCAGGCATACAAACGTACACCTACTCGCCACTACTCCCTTTCCCATCCAAAAGAACGTTTCAGCCCTATACAAGAACAGCCGAAGCCATTCTTGAAAGGAGGAGTATTATGAAAATCGGTCTTGAGTTGCTCTTGTATAGGGCTGAATTTGTTAAGCAGAAAGCGATTATTCACCGCAATCAGAATCCTTTTCCACACGTGGCAGATAGGTCATAAATGTACAATTTTATTTATTAATCAGTATAATATTCACCGTTTTCATCGTATCCTGCTATTGTAATAAACTCTTCTGAGTCCACAGGAAATCCGTAAAGATTTAAAAACGCTTTATATGAATCGTGCAAAAATTCAACTTCAGTCATATCCTGAAAATCTTCTTCAACATCTCTTACTATTGAAAATTTTTCACCAAACTTATCTGTAAAATTAATTTCTATCTTCATTCTTCTATCCTCTTTTTAATTTATTTTAAACTTCTGAATATTCTTCGCATTTATTTATTGTAATAGTAACACCTAAATCTTTTTTAGCATCTTCGTGAAACGGTGCAAGTTTATCAGCTATTTTACAAACTAATAAATGGTTGCAATTTTCACATATATTATTTTGTATAGCCATTATTCTTCCACCACTTCCTT